CCTTGCCCTGGAGCCGGCCGGCGATCACGGTCTCGCCGCCGCGCGTGGGGTTCAGGCTGGCCCGGGCCTCGCCCAGGCTGCGCCAGTCGCCCTCGAAATTGCCGAAGCCGTCGGCGACTTCGGCCCGGCGCTCAAACCGGACCTTGTCGCGCAGGTCGAAACTGCGCACGGGCTCAGGCGCGCCAGAAGGGGTCCGCGACCAGCTCGGCGGCCTCGGCCCGCGACGGGGCCTTGATCTCGACCGCGCAGCCGGCCTCGATCGCCGCGGCGGCGGCCTCGGCCGTGACGTTCGCGCGCATCCCGGCCTTGTAGGCGACCAGCCAGGTCGCCCCGGCCGGGGCCCAGTCGAAGTCCTTCAGGAACTCGATCCACATGGCGGTCATCCGATCCAGGAGACGGCGCGGCGGGACAGGATCTCGCGGACGCCCAGGGGCACTTCCGGCGAGCCGTCGCCCACGGCCGAGGGGTTGGCGTACCAGTGGGCGGCCAGCATCAGGACGGCCCGCTTCAGCAGGGGGTCCGGCTCGGCCGGACCGGCGGTGAAGGTGATCTTGACGGCGCCCACGGCGGGCTCGGCGTCGGGCCAGTCGCCGCCGACCGCCGGGGTGATCCGGGCTGGGCGGGCGTCGAGGTCGATGCGCAGGGCCGAAAGAGACAGGGTCTGGTCGACCCCGTTACGGTCCAGCCAGGTCCCGCCGGTGACGGCCGTCACGGGCTGCAGCGGAATGGCGATCACGCCGTCCGCCGGAAACCCGTCCAGGCTCAGCCGCCAGGTCGAGGGACCCAGGGCCTGGCCGATCCCCGACGGGCCCTCGACAAAGCCCTGGGCGACCTCGACCAGGTCGTCCAGCAGGTCGTCGTCGTCGTCGAAGTCGACCCGCAGGTGAGACTTCAGCTCGGCGACGGTCACGATCGACGCCGAGGGCGTCGTCGCGGTCAGGCGGGCGGCGGAAGGGGTCACGGGATCCGGCGCGCTCAGGCGTCTTCGTCGAGGACTAGGCCGGCGAGGTCGGCGTCGGCGTCGGAAGCGTCGGCTGAGGCGTCGTCGGCGTCGGCGTCTGCGGCGGGCGCAGGGGCGGCCTCAGGCTGCGGGCGCGGATCGGCCAGGGCGGGAACGCCCTTTGCAGCCTTCTCGGCGTCGCCCGCGGCGATCAGCTCGGCGCCGTCCGCCAGGTCGTAGACCTCGCCGCACTTGAGGGGCGAGCCGGGGGCCGCCCAGAGGAGTCGAACCTTCATGGGGTTCTCCGTTCAGGATGTCAGGAAGGGGAAGCGGAGGCGGGCGAACCCGCCCCCGCCGTCGGCGACCATCGCCCCAGGGGGCGGCTGGGCTTAGGTCGCCGAGTTCTGGAAGAACTTCACGGCGCCGCCGACGTCGACGAAGTTGCCGTCCGAGCGCATCCAGGCCAGGAAGCCGACCTGACCCTTGCGGGCGTAGGCGCTGTCCGTGAACCGGAAGAGGGTCACGTCCATGACGTCCCGGATCTTGTAGAAGCTGAAGTCGCCGAAAAGGATCGACCGGGCGTTCGCGGCCATCACCGCGACGTCCTGGTTCACCGTGACCGGCGAGCCCAGCAGCATGTCCGGCGCCCCGCCCCGGTCGGCGACCTCGTAGCCGGGAACAAAGATCGGGCGGCCGGTCGTGTCCTTGATCTTCCGGACGTTCCGCAGCGAGGCGTCGTTCATCATGAACCGCGCCTGGCCCTGGTCGCGGTACGCCGGATCGACCGAGTGCTGCAGATCGACCAGGTCGTCGTAGGTCACGCTCGTCGCCGTGCCCGTCGCACCGACCTTGCCGGAGGTAGCGGCGGTGACGATGCCCCGGGGCTGGCCCGTGCCGGTGCCGATGGTGAAGTGCTTGTTGGTGATCCGGCCCAGCCGGGTGACCAGGCGATTGCGGACAAAGGCCTCGACGTCGATGACCGAGTCCTGGAGAAGCTCGAAGGGGACCGCGACGGTCTTGGAGCTGTACTTCCGGGCGCCCAGGGTCCGGATGTCGAAGACCGGATCCTGGTCGGTCGCCGTGCCGTTTTCGCCGATAAGCTCGCCTTCCTCGCTCGTACCATCAGAGGTCGGGAAGTTGATCGGGTTGCCGCTGGCGGTCTGGATCACCTCGGACACGGACCGCATCCCCCCGAAGGCCTTCAGGGCGTCGAGGATAGAGGCGGCCACCTCGGTCGCGACCGTGAAGCCGCCTTCCGAGTTGGTCGTGGTGGACATGGTATTCCTGATCACCGCCATGTCGGCGGCGTCCATCACCGCGTCCCCGCCGCGAAGCCACTTCTGATAGACCGCCCGGCCGGCGCTCACATTCCCGCCGTCGTGGGCGGCCCGGGCGGACGCCTCGGCCACGCGGGAGTCGAGGGCGTCGGCGACGACCTTCTCGTTGAACGCGCTGATCCGCCGGATGCTGGCGTCGATCTCGTCGATCTTGGCCATGCCGGTGTCGTAGACGGCCTGGGCCTCGGGGCCCCAGGTCTGGGTCTTCTCCATCAGAGCGTTCAGCTCGATGGCGATGGCGCCCCGCTGTTCGCGGAGATCCTGGATTGATTTCGTCATAGTGGGCTCCTGGAAAAGCCGGGGGCTTTCCCGGCAGGGTGTCTGCTTGCGCCGGAGGCGCTCAGGCAGCAGGGGAGAGCAGGCGGACCGCCAGGCGGCGCTTCCGTTGCTCGTGTTCGAATTGCGGGGCGGCCTCGGCCTGGACGGGCGCCGGCTCAGGGGCGGGCGTCGTGGTCAGTACCGTTTCGCCCTGGGCGAGCTGGCAGGTGACCTGCGTACCTTCGGTTGAAACCTGAACCGTCTCCGCCGCCGGGGCATTGTCGTAGACGCCGAGGTCCCAGGCGGCCTGGGCGGCGGGGGGCTTGGCCTCCGACACCCGGTCGGCCAGGCCGGCGGCCACGGCCTCGGCGGCGGTGTACCAGGTCTCGGCGGCCATGGCGGCGGCCCAGGCCTCGGGCTCGCCGCCGGCCTTGGCCTGGTAGGTCTCGACGATGGATGCGTCGATCTTCTCCAGGAGGGCGGCGGTCGCCAGGAAGTCGCCCTTGTTGCCCAGGCCAATGGTCCAGGCCTCGTGAATCATCATCATCGAGCCCGGGGCCATCACGGTCTCGGCGGCGGTCACGGCCAGAAGGCTGGCGGCCGAGGCGGCCACGCCGTCGACGTAGGCCGTCACCTTGCCGGGATGCTCGCGGATCGCCTGGGCCATGGCCCGGGCCGCGAAGACGTCGCCGCCGGGGGAGTTGATCCGCAGCTCGACGTCGCCGGACATGGCGCGCAGCTCGCGCTGGAAGGCCTCGGCCGAGACCCCGCCCAGCCAGGCGGCGTCCGCATCCGAGGCGACGATCACGTCGTAGATCACCAGGCGGTTGGCCTCGGCGCGGAAGGAACCGCGGCCCCGGTTGGCCTGGATCAGGCGGTGCAGCTGGCGCATCAGGAGGCTCCGTCGGAGGTCGGTTCCGGCTGGGCCGGGTCGAGGGGGTCAGGTTCCGCCGCCGGCGTCGGCGCGGCCTGGGCGGTCGTCGGGAAGGGCGTCTCGGGCTGGCGCTTCAGGCTCAGCCGCTCGCGGACCTCCTCGACGGTCATGAAGGCGGGCTCGCCGGCTCGGCCCAGGGCGATCCGGTAGCCTTCCAGCAGGGTCTTGAAGTCGGCCCGCTCCAGCTCGGTCGTATCGAAGGCCAGGACCCGGCGGCTGGTCCGGATCAGCTTCCGGTTCAGCTCGGTCTCGATCTTCGCCAGGTGCTGGCGCAGGGTGTAGCGGACGAAGCCGACGCCCATGGCCTCGACCCCGCTTCCCCAGCTGGTCGTCTTTTCGTTGTGGCCGATCATGAACGGGGGCACCCCGTAGATCCGCGCGATTTCCTCGACCGCGAACTTCCGGCTTTCCAGCAGCTGCATCTCGTCGGCCGGGACCGACAGGGGCGCAGTCTTCAGGCCCCCGGTCAGGACCATGGGCCGGCGGGCGTTTTCCAGGCCGCCGTGGCGGTTCTGGATCTGGTCCCGCAGGCTGTCGATCGTCTCGGGCGAAAGGCTCTGGTCCGTCGTCAGCACGTAGTCCGGGCGGGCGCCGTTCGAGAAGAACCGCGCCGAATACTCCTGCATGGCGCTGGAAACCGGCCCGGCCAGGCGTAGGGCCACGCGCAGGGGCGACAGGCCCCGGACGCCGTCGTACCCGAACCCGGGCACGTGAATCATGTCGCTTTGGTCGATCACCTCGCGCAGGTTGGAAGGGGTCGCCGGCAGGGTCGGATCGGGCAGGATCTCGTAGACCAGGCGCGCCCCGCCCGGCGTGACGACCGGCGTCACCCGATCCCAGGCCAAGGGCTCCAGGCCCGTCAGCCCGCCATTCGGGTCTCGCCGGATGCGGATAAAGGCGTCGCCCCGCAGCAGCAGGGACTGGCCCAGATGCTCCCACCCCGCCGAGGCGGACCAGCGAGGGGTCCATTCCTCGTTCAGAATCCACCAGAGTCGGTCATTGTGCAGACGGTCCCGTTCGCCGTCGGCGGCCCGGGCATAGATCTCGACGGGCAGAGACGCGATCGTCCCGGCGATCAGGTTCACCGAGGCGTAGACCGCCGAGACGGTCAGGGCGCTCTTCTCCGACAGGACCGGGAGGCCCGAGGTCGGGAGGGAGTCGCCGAAGATGCTTCCGGTCAGGACTTCCCAGGAACCGGCGTTCTTGGGCGCGGGCGCGGCTCCGCCGCTGAACCAGGTGCGCAAGCTGTCGAGGAGGCTGGCCATCAGAGGAAGATGATCTCCGGCGCCACGCGGGCCTGGGGGTTACGCGACATCAGGGCGACCGCGTTGAACGCGGCCATCAGGGGGTCGATCTTGGCCTTCCCGGCCGCCTGCTTGGTGATCAGCACGGCGTTCCCGCGCTGCTCGACCTTGGCGTTCCCGACGGCCCAGGCCATCAGGTCCTGGCCGCCGTGCTTCAGGGTCCCGTCGGCCAGCTTGCGTTCGGTTCCCCAGATGGCCGCCGAGATCCGGTAGCCCTGGGGCACGCCGACGACCTGGTCGCCGGTGATGTCGCGTTCGGCCAGGGCGTCCACCAGGGCGGCCACGCCCTGAGGGTCCAGCCCCACGCCGGCCGCCTCGGGCAGCAGGCCCGCGTCGCGGACCCGGGCGACCAGCTGGGCGGCCTCGACCACGTCCTGGGTCGGGCGCTCGCAGCGGGTCAGCTCGCCGGCAGCCTCGAACCCCTCCAGCAGGGGGATGATCTCTTTGCGCCGCTCATAGACCTCAGGGTGGGCCCAGGCGTGCGCCCAAAGCAGCCAGTCCTGCGTCTCGCGATCGCGGCCCAGCACGGCCAGGCCCATCAGGTCGTCCAGGCCGCCGCCGTCGATCCCGACCACGGCCACTTCCGAACGGGCCAGCAGATCGTCCAGCTCGACCAGGTCGGGCGAGGTCGCGGCCAGCCAGTATTCGGCCCCGATCCAGCGGTCGGCCCTCAGGGCCATCCCGATCTCGACGTTGAAGTGCTGGCTGGCCAGCAGGGCCAGGGCGTCC